TCTTCAGCCAGCAACGAAATAGTGTCGTCGTATCAATCTCTTCTGCGGTGACTGAAAAACTCGGAGGCGATTTCGTCACATCTGCAATGTCATCAACGTCATCTGCTTCCTTATCATAATACCTATCTGGTATTTGTTCCGTTGATAATATATAAATGCCCTGCTCTTCATATTGTTTCGTTTCATCTAAATACTTCGTACCGATCGCTTCAGGCCTTTCAACTTCAACGTCAGCCTTTGTAAGATACTTTGTTATCGTCCAGATGCGAAAATCTCCAACGAGTTCTAAAGTTGGCTTATTTAACGTAATAGTATCGCCAGGATAAAGATTGTAAGCTGCTGTAATCAAGACAGGCAGAGTAACTCCGCTAGATTCCGTATTAAGTTCAGCCAACTTCTGGGCAGCAATATTATTGAGCGTCGCAACATCTGATGCTTTCTTCTCTCGAAAGACTTCAATATCAGTACCTGTTCCAGCAGATCCTTCAATCTCGTTACCATCAGCATCAACCCCAACTATAATTACTTTATCTCTCTTCTTAGCGCGATCTTTACCACGTTCAGGCCATGCGATAGGTGTAATCGATCCTTTCGCTGATCCACGCGCACTAATATTAAACCGTGGATTTTCGCTGCCATCATAATCACCCCAGTAGTCTCCGTTGACTGCTTCTGCTAGGAAGACGGCAGCATCGAAACATTTCGTCCTGCGAAATCTTACGGAAACTAATGTTGACGGACATGAGCCTGCAACAACGCCGGCTGCTGTACAGATCGCTGCAAGAATTGTATTTGCCGCAATAGACGTATGTGTTGCAGTATAATCCTTTTGTTTCATCTCCTCAAAACATTCGTTATAACAAATACACGTGATCAGATCATTACCGAATAATGGAGCATATAGCATTCCACGCCAAATAACCGTTGTATCCCATGAGATTCTAATCCTCACATCAGCGTCAACAAAAGACCGATTTGCTGAAGTATTCGGGATAGTAAAGACTGCTTCCTCATGCCCATTTAGTTCTGCCGGCATGCTTACTATCGTAGCGTCAGTCTTCTCTACCCATCCTGGAGGTGAATCCACCCAAAGTTCAATTTTCCAGACCATTATAATACCACGTATTGAGAACCTTGATGAAATTCCATCGTGTAGCGATAAGATTTCGTAAATCCTCTCTCTTCTTTAGGCTTAACATTATATAACATCCAAGTGCCATTATAACGAGCAGTCTGCGCTAATTCTACTGTCTTTCCAATCCTCGTACGTAGAGGATCAATAATATCAGTCTTCAACTGATCTTTCGTCTTCGCAGGATCGTAAAGATAACCTTCGATAGTAAGCTTTCTCACATTCTTTCCGATACCTATTAAGACCGGTAGATCACCTGGGTAGTCAGCAGACGACTCTTTTGCAGGATTGTCATCAATAACATTCGCTGGATCTTGCGTCAACTCAATCGTCGTCGTATCCCATTTAATCTGCCATGGCATTCTCACCGCCTCCTTCGGATTGCTTCACCCCATGCTCTGTCGACTGTAGTCGGAATTACATTCAAATCAAGTTCACTCGAGACTGAACCTATTTCGACAGAGCTATAAATCGTCGTATAGTTAGGACCACCTGGACGACCTCCGACACCAACTCCGCCAACTTCTCCCGCTGGTACCCGACGTAGTGCACCTGCTATCTCGTTAATCGTCGCCGTCGTCTCAACAGTCTTTCTCTTCGTACTATCTAACGTTTTACCGAAGACTTCAGCCATAGGTGTCGCATGTCGGAAGCATAAACTTGACAGGGCTTTACCCAACCCGCCGATTACATTCCCTACGCCTTTCGTAACTTTTTCTACAGTGCCCGCAACTGCCTCGTAAGCTTTCGCAGCAGCAGTGAGAGTAACGAGTGCTCCAGCCAATATTACGATAGAGGCCGACAATGCAACTAGCGCAACTGACATGGCTAGGACACCAGCGGCAGATGGAAGCATTACCAATCCAGCTGCAGCTACTGCTAGCATTCCAGCTGCTACTCCAAACAGAACGGGAACGAGAGGAATTAGGATATCAATATTCTTCGCGAGATCAATTATCCCTTTGACTGCAAGCATAACTCCTGCGCCAGCCAGCAAGAAGGCTGCACCGACCATTAAGGCTGCCGCGCCAAGAGCTAAAATAATGGGGATCGCAGGAGCAGCAGCTGCTCCCGCAGTACCAACTGCTGTACCGAGGCCGATAAGAGCTGGACAGGCTGCGCTTGCTATACCAGTCAGAAAACCGAGAACAACACCCATTAGTTTAAACACGATGACGCCTGTAATTATTGCGGCCGTAATGGCAATGATCGCTGCTGGTATCGGGCCGATGATATCTTTCAGAAGCAAGAATACAGTGATACCAACTATGACGGCTGCTGCAATCGCAGCGAGTGGAGCAAGAAGTGATGAGAAAGACGTTCCGAGGACACCGACGAGTGGAGCTAGCCAGCCAACTAACGTTCCGATTGTCATAAGGATCGGACTGATAAAGAAGAATGCCATACCGACAGCCATTAAAATTGGTGCGAACGGCAAAAGGATGCCTGCAAGTTTTGCTAACAGTGGTAAGAGTGGTCGTGCAGCATTCATTAATTCAATAATGAGTGGAACAGATATCTGTAGTCCTTCAACGAAGCCCGCAATGATCGCCGGGCCGACATCTTCAATAAGGCTGATCAACGTCGGAAGAACAGAATTAGCCATCTGTTCCAATGCTGGAATAAGTGTCGGAGAGACTGCATTCCATACCTTGAGAAAAGCATCGGCTAATTGAATAAGCACGTCAGCAACAATCGGTGCGAGTGCAACTCCAATCGTAGCGAGTACGCCTTCGATGGCTCCGAAGGCAGCTTGAATCTGCAATCCTGCTGCAGGTAATTTCGTTAGTGTATCACGTAATGTTGCCAACATATCAGTGGAGCCCATACCCGTATAGGTTAAAATACCTATCGTATAGGCAACATCACTCATAGTCTTCTGCCAGTTCTTAAGCAGATTAATAACCTGATTGACGGGTTGCATAATGTACCGAGTCATGATGCGACCCATCATGACAAGGCGGTAGCCAAGCCAACCAATACGCATGCCTGCCGTCGTAATCTGATGACTATGTCTCTTCCACGTCTTAATACTTTCTTCTCTAGCTTTTCGTTCGCTTTCAGTCTGTGCATCCAGTCTCTTCTGGATATCCTCAGCCATCTTATAGCCAGGAATGCTACGCATAATAACATTCAGATAGTCTGCATGCGTTGATTTCGTTGCATCTAATATCTTATCGCGTTCTCTATCAGCTGATACGCCATGTAATACGGCAGCTGCAGCTCTCTTCGTAGCTACACTTAAAGCATCTACTTTATCTTTCACGGACTTATACGTACCTGGATTTGCCTCTAACCATTGTAAGATCATTCTAACAGTACGTTGTGACACTATGCGTATCCTCCTGACTGTCTTCTTCTTCGAATGATAGCATCTAACGTTGTCTTCGGTTCGCTTTCCTCTTCTTCCTGGAGTATCGCAGCATCAAAGAGAAGTCGTTCAAGACGCGAACCAGTGTAGTCAACTAGTTCACTAGGTAAGCGACCACATGCCATTGCGACGCCTTTGACTATTCTACCAAGCGGGCTTTTTCTGAAACCTCTGACGTGCTGCTTCTGCCAAACGAGTTATACCGCTGAATTCCATAACCGTTTCGAACGTCTCGAATAAATCTTCCGGCGATATGTCATCAACTGTCAACATACCCGGCTCTGGCTTGTCAACGATAGGCGGACGTATAATGCACCTCGGTACAACCTTAAGAGCCGCATTAATAATCTTAATGCTAAACTCCGGATCACTCATCTTCTCTTGCATGATTTCATCGATCTTCTCCAATGGAGTGCCAGGTGGAAGAACTATGCCTAACTCAGTATACAAGTCAGCAAATACCGGTACCGACATCTTTCGAATCTCAAAGACATTTCCCGATTTCAGCTTGATAATCTTCGTTTTACCCTTGCGATATTCTTCCGATGAGGTTGGAATTAACTCCGACAGATTTCTCCCTCCTTTTAAGCTGATGCAATTGCATTCACGAGATCGACTTCCCACAGTGCAGTTTGCCCACCGACAGATCCTCGATCTGCTTTGAACTCTACTGTCTGGACGACTTTACCTCTGCCCTCGAAAGGTTCTTTCACTGATGGTAAGATCAATGACGGCAGTAAAGCCTTCAATCGATTAAACTCATACTCGCCTGATCCTCCTGTCAATGCTGGCCCTATGAAGTCAAAGCTCATTGCAGCTCTAGCCGGTGACGAAATAGGAGCTGACGTGCCTCCCCAGAATTTTTCATATGCCGTCCAATCCTTGAACAGAAGATCGACGCTACCTTCGAGTTTAGCGGCTCCAGGTATGAATCCTTTTAGGAAGGCGTCGTTCATTGAATAGAAGTCATCTGGAATCTCTCGTGTATATGTCAAACTCATCGCACTAATCAAAGTTTCTTCTAACGTCCCGGTTATATCCCAGTACATCTTACCATTCATGCTGAAGAACTGCTTTACAGCTGAGAACGTCCCTATAGTTGGTTTTGTTATCTTTGCATCCTTCTGTCCGAATAGAGAGAAGCGCGTTGATACGAAAGCATTCAATGCGGCTTCTAGCCTTAATTCTGTTGCTATCACAGACGTATATTGCAGTGCATTCACGCCGTCTGGTAATTGCTCATCAACCTTATATAAGGTCGCGAACTTTAAAGTGTCTAACGGCCAGAATTGATGCTTATATCTCGGATCAGTTCCATCCTGTGATGTTGTCGGTGCACCAAGGAGATACTTGAGTAACTTCAAGATATTCTCCGAATTCGGTATGATTTCAGTCTCTCCGAGAATTTTGTACGAACCTGTCGCTGCGCTAGTAGGACCAATGAAATTCGAAGATTCAACTTCAGCAGATTCTCTCTCAGGATGTAAGTCAATCGACTGACAGTCGAGGAATTCAGTTGGCGGAGTAACAGGTGTACCGAAGACTGTCTCGTCTGCTATGCCTAACCATTTACCCATCTGTCTCACCTCCGGCGGGCTTTTTCTCTGCAACAATTTCAAACTGGCCTGAAGAAACCAGTAACTTTGCAGTCTTTCTATCTATTTTTATTTCCTCGCCTGGTTTGACAACCCGACGAAGTATGGGTGATTCGCCAGTATACTGTGCAGTATATCTAACGGTCACCTCTTCAGATTTTGTCTTTTTTGCTGACATTTCTTTCACCTACATTTTGTGAGTACAGGAAACTATAACGCCAACCCAGTGATCTTCAGGACCACGACCAAGACCACGCCAATACGGTATGATATTGATCACTTCGACATTATGTACTGCACCGCCGAGTGTACGGTCAGCATCAATCGCACCTACTATCTTGCCAGCATATTTAAACGCATCTATAAAGCCAGTTTTTGCATTTGCCTTCTTCACGACTATACCGATCTCGAATTGGGGATGATACTCTGACTCATGCATAGTTTTCGGCTGGCCTGGAACTTCACCTGGACAGATATAAGCGGAAGGATATTTCTCCGGTGGGAACTTTTCACCGAAGAAAGTATTCTCATCATCGAAGTCATCAAGTGACTTCACTTTATTTACCAGTGCCGTCCAGACAGACTCGTACCAATCTCCCCAACTCATTTCGGTGCACCTTGAATTCCATTCATTATAATATTAGTCATCAACGGACCGAGTCTTGCTAAAGTCCGTTCAGTAAATGGCGTCTTACGACTACCAGGATGCCAACCTACACTAGGATTATGTTTTGACGATTTAATAAGTCGACGACCTAACGTTGGAACAAATCTACCTTGTGATCTTGCTGTCTGCCCGTAACCATCAATATGTTCAGCATGAGGAGCAACGCTAAGATCATAACCGAAGGAAACTTTGTTACCTTGGACCTCACCGAAAAGAGATCGTTGTAATCTTCTCGTAGCTCCTTTCGGTGCTTCCTCCTGATAAATCTGCAAGCCTTTATCTCGTACGGTCGTTAACACAGCAGATCCAAATCTATCCCAGTAGTCTTTCTCTGTCTCGAGAAAATTCCTCAGATCGACGGATTGAATCATGACTTTGACTTGCACGTTGATCACCTAATAGAAATCTTCGTCTTCTGCTAACTCACCATCGAGATACTGTCTTAATAACGTATCAGGCTGGTCGATAGATGGCTCATATGCTGGCGCTCCTTTCTTAACGAACTCAAGAAATTGCATAGCTTCTTCTTTATAACTCTCTAACATTACCGTTGCAGCAGGAGTTACGCCAGGACCGCGCTCTAATTTCGCAACGTACTCCTTGTAGACTAAGAAACAAGCCCATGCGAGAGTTGCCTCCTCTTTGAGGCTTTGCTTCGCAGCACCTGAAATATTCTCTAATACTATCGTATAAGCGAGATTAATCTTTGAAGCAACGGTCAGATCACCTACCTGACTATCGGACAGATTATTCAACGTCTGTCGTACTTCACTTATTTCAGGTACGTACCATGCTGTTACTTTGAAAACTATCGTATCCTTTCCGATAGGCTCTGTTCCATCCTTTCCATCGACGATAAGCTTCCACCGGCCGATTATTGCATCACTGGCTGGCGTGTACGCAACTTCATAGATGCCCGTTGAAATCTTCGTGAAATCTCCGAGGACAAAAGAATGCTTCAGCGTACTCTCGGGATCATATACCTCTCCGGTAATGTCCGTTGGATCCTTAGGATCGCCATTTCTATCTGTAAATGCCACACGAAATGTGCGTGTCTGACCTCGTAGCGCAAACTTCATTCAAGTTCACTGTCCGTACGAATATATTTCATCCGTTCGAATATTTAAACTTTTAGGTGCAGATGTGGATTAGCCAACCTCTTCAATTGTAACACCCATCTCCTGTTCTTCTTCGGTAATGTTCACTCCAAGATCATCTGCTGTTTCGGTAATTTCAGCAAATAAGGTCGGCAGTAGGCCAACTATGATCGCATCCAAAGTGAAGGTTTTTACACTAGTCTTTCGAATCAATCCATCTAACGTGAATGATTTCGTGCTTGTGAGTAAGAGAATGGCATCAAGTGTGAGAGTCTTTACGTGAGATGTTTGCAGGAGTGCATCGATAGTAAATGTCTTTACTGAAGAACCTTTCAGGAGTGCATCCAAAGTGAATTGTTTCATAAATACTCCAGGTGCTGAAAGGATGGCATCAAGCGTAAAAGTTTTTGTCTGAGTCGCTTTAAGAATAGCATCCAAAGTCAGTGTCTTCACTGCAGTTGACTTCAAGATCGCATCTAACGTGAAAGTTTTTACAACAGTCTTCAAAAGTAGCGCGTCAAGAGAAAACGTCTTCTCAAGAGTTGCTTGTAAGATTGCGTCTATAGCAAAAGTTTTCTCTCCTCTTAATCGAAGCAGTGCATCTACTAAGAATGTTTTCGTCTGCACTTTCTGAAGCAATGCATCCAAAGTGAACGATTTAGTCTTTATACCTTCTTCTACCAGTATCGCATCTAATGTAAATGGCTTGGTAAGAGTAGCTCTGAGTAAAGCATCAACGGAGAATGTCTTTATCTGAGTCTTTTGTAACAATGCATCGAGCTCAAAAGATTTCGTTAATGTCGCTTTCAGATAAGCATCCAACGTGAATGTTTTCGTCTGTACTGCTAACAAAATAGCATCTACTGTTAATGTCTTAGTAGAAACTGATTGTAAAAGTGCATCCAGTGTAAAGGTTTTCGTAAGTTCCGCTTTCAAAAGTGCATCAAGTGTGAAGGTCTTAGTTTCTTGTGCAACAGCAGTAATGCGCAAAACAATCCACGGTTCACCAAGACTCCAATAGTCGTAATCTTCTTGTGGAATCACTGGCTCGCCAAGTGACCAAAATGGGTCTTGAAAAACCACCGGTCCAGAGACAATAGCATCAAGAGTAAATGTTTTTGTACCTTGAGTAACCAAAATTCCGTCGATTGAAAATACCTTTGTGTGTCTTTTGATTAGGCGTGCATCCAAAGTGAAATCTTTAGTGAGCGTTCCCTTAAGCAGGGCATCTAATGTAAAGTGTTTTTTAGGTGAACCAATAAGAATAGCGTCCAAGGTAAAGGTTTTGGTAAACTGGTCAACAGCAGGACCGATATATTCATCGGCTATGACAACATCGTCTATGAAGTATGTACTATCTCCAGTAGCCGGACCTTCTCCATATTGCCAATGACCGATAGATGCTCTTTGCAGATTTGTAACTCCAGAAGAATCGAAACCAGTATTTGTTAAGTCTGTATCTTCTGTTCCATCTACATAAACTCGTACTTCACCACTTACGGCACACTTGTAATACAGTTCTATACAATACCATGTATCTAAAGACAACACTGTTGAGCTCTGATCATTTACAAGTGAAGTGCCATTCCAATATCTCATAAATAGAGATACGCCGTTGCCAGACTTCAATGTGCCTAACTTCACACAAGGGTCGAAACCTCTGAAAAAATTGGTGAAAAAGTACGGAGCAGTTCCATTACTTCGTTCATCCACGTTAACGTAAACTCTCATATAGAGTTCTGTCTGTGCGGTAAAATCTTTCCGAGCCCAACAACCCTGATTCTCATCCACAACGTAATGTTTACTAGAGTAACTACCTTTATGTGGCCGATCGGTAACAACTGCCATCGTGTTAGATCCGCCGATTGATGTGGCATCAAAGTCACTATAGTCTTGATATGTTTCAAAGTCTGCAGTAAAAATGGTAGTAAAGAACTTACGCCAATACCTTTGCTCCTTCTTCGAAAGTGTTGGAATAATCCTTCTGTGAGCATACTCACTCATTGCCTTGTAATTCTTCAGAAATCTCGGTGGTACTCTCCAGAACTGTGGATTGTTACAAAGCGTTCCACACTTGGAGCAACTGACGGGTTGTTCTTCGTAGTATGTGTGACAAATAGGACATTGAAACTCCCACATAGGAAAACGTTCAAGTATTTTCTTTGGAAGTCTCACTGCTTGCATTCTTTTCACTACGTGATGACTGGTTTGATATCAACGTATAGGAGTGCACCTGTTTCTGCCTTGGCAAGAAAAGCACGTAAATACAGTACGCCTGTGATAACTGGTGTAACAGTGACGGAATATTCCGTCCAAGTACTATTTGCAGTCAAAGTTTGCGTAGATTTCACTATCGCTCTTTTTGCTGAACCACCAGTATCGAAATAGTAGGCTTCGATCCAGAATTCATCGGCACTGAGTAGAGGTGTTCCAGACCAACCGGTTCCATAGACATAGACCTTGTAAGTCTTTTGGATATTTGGCACATGAAGTGGAATGTCTAAGACCTGTAGTGGATAACGTATACTACATGGTGTTGTAGATTCGCCACTAGTATTCGGATCAACTCTGCGACTACTGTCTGCACCGTATTTTATAGTTGTGTCTCTTTCCATTATTCCAAGCGTACACCAGTAGTACTGTGCACCTATAACTCCACCCCATTCTTCACAGCGGAAGAAGCTACCATATACCATCACTGGACTGCTAGCAATAACTTTATTCGTGCTATAACATATTATATTCCTGGCTGTAATTTCGCTAGGATTACCAATGTAGCTAATATCAGCATTGGTGTGAGTATTATTCTTTCCTAGTTCGCAATCCAGCATTATTACAATCGATGCCCGCACAGATAAACCGTACTGTGTGTTTTCAGTACCGGCGTCAAAGATGCAATCCTCGATTATTAGCTTGTTATTATCACAATAGAGATTCCAGTTACCATTATTTCTGAACAAACAGTTCTTGATAACAGCCTGACCAACTCCATCAACGTGCAAACCTTTGTTATATCCTGCAGGAGCATCATTATTATCCAAGAAATCACAGTACTCAAGGAACCATCCATCAGCATCATTCCATGTCAACGGTGAACTTCGTGTAGTTTGTCTTGCAGAGTTCTTAAAGATAAAACCATACACCTCCCAGAAATCTTGATCATACGAGTAGATTTGAGTATCCGTGTTGAGAAAATCAAAAGTCGGTCTGGTCGTTTGAGTATCACCAGGCCAACCAGTTCCATCATCAGCTGCCAGAACATTAGGGTTGACTGCCGTACCACCACCATCAATGATTACGTTGCAGTTACCCATTAGATGAGTTTGATTCCAGCGAATGAAAACAGTATCACCAGGACCGATTGGTGATAAATCTACTAGCGCTGACCACACATGACAGAACGCTGCAGCAGCAGATGTACCAACCTCGTCATTGTAATCTGTTGTTTCGCCTGTTGTTGTGGATTGATAAAATGCCCATGATAAAGTCAGTTCAGTGTCGCTTTCTATCGATGCTACTCTATACCATTGATTTCCAGCACCTTGAATTCGAATGAAATCACCAACAGTAAGTTCTGACTGAAACAGTGTATTAGTTCCATAGACAGTCGCTGACCCATTGGTAAAGTCACATGTTCCTGTCAGTGTACCAGATACCTTTTCTATGTCTACGAAATAGTTCGTCAAATCTTTTCCTCCTTTCTAATTATTACAGGATAGAATAACTTATGATCAGGATTGAAGCGATCCATTAACTCAACATGACCATCTTCGAAAACGAAACAGATAGATTGCACATTGACGCCGCGTCGATTCTCCTGAAATCCAACAATCCATGTTTCCTCTTGACCGCTCTTTCCTTGTGGACCTATCGCTAAATGAATAGCAACTCTTTTACGACAAATCAGCTGTTGTCCAGGTTTCAAATGTAAAATAACCCTAGGCCTGTTTAGAAAGTCCAGTAAAATAAATTGCACTAACTTATCCCGTTGAATATCAGGATACTTATTTTCCGATCCGTCGGGATTAAATTGCTCCAGATACGACCCATCATTATATATTGCTTTCCAGTGCATTGTATTGCACGTCCTAGAGTTTAAATCTCGTCGTACTGGAACGTCATTGTTTCATCGGTTAAGTCACCAGGTGAAGCCGTGTCAGCAACATCCATCTGTACGACTATATAGTTCGTTGTCTCACCGATTGCATCTATGATATTACCAGCTTCTGATATCGATGGGCCTGACAGTGGTGAGCCCGAAGTGAATGAGAAAGCGTCAGCTTTCGAAGTTATGCCACCATGATTCGCGACCATTTCGTCCCCATCTTGTCCCACAGTACCAGCTGCTACTTCGTAGCCCGCATCCGAACCTGAATTCTTCGTTGGAAACTGTTCACCCACATAAAGGGTAATACCAGTTCCGAATCCACCGCCGTCAGTGTAGAATTTTACATTGTCTACCTGAGTTGATGGTGCTGTAGCACAGTAGAGATAGAGTTGCTTCCAGAAACTACGCCGTGTACCGGAAGGTGGTATCGGTATCGGATTAGTCGAATCTATCGTTGCATCGTCAGCCGTTTTCATTCTTACATTCGGTGGACCTAATCCATCCGTATTCTGTTCGGTACCTGGAGTTCCATCTGACCCGCCGAAGTCGAAATTGACGTTAAATACCGCTGCCATTCTTTTTCCTCCATTATATTGTACCCATGATAGCTGTCAAAAAGACAGCTGTAAGGAATGACGAAGCGACTGCAATGACTATGGGTTTAATCCAACCCACAATCGTTTTGCCAGTCTTAATCTCATTGCTCAAATCGCGCAACTTACCTACTATCCCGCTATCCATATCTTTTCCGATCAGAACGTTTAGGATTTTCTTCTGTGTATCCTCCAAGCGTTTGCAATAATTGGTAAGTTCGTTAAACTTCGCATTAAACACATCAGTTTTAACATAACCAGGATTCTTCTTTTCCTTTTTGCTCATCATGCATCACATCAGAGAGATGTGGAGATTTTACGTCTATCTCCCAGCGGTTTGTTTTACGTCCGCTCTTCCGAGCCAGGACGGAAACTACCGTATGCACTGAAAGACAGGTTAACTATGGAGTGCCGAGTATAGCAGACATACGACATATTTTGCTAGATGTCGTAACAGTCTCAGAATCCTGCATAATCTTCGTAGCGAAGAACTGCCTTACGATGTGTTTCGTGGCAGCACCTACACGCTTTTCTTCAGTTAACGGAACCTTTCCGCCGCGGTAGACACCGTGTTTGCCTGTATCTAGACCACTGACGACGACATAGCCGTCATCTCCACCGCCTAGACCAGTAGCTGTTGAAATATCCTTGAACGGTAGGAATTCTATTCCCTTATACTGTGTTCCCAAATAGTCTCGATAGCTCATCTTTAGGTTAGCGATCTCAGTCAGCGCACCAGAAAGGTTGAAAGCCTTTATGGGTAAGCAGACCTTGATCTTGGCAACATCCTTGTAGGTGACCCTTGCGGCATCAGACTCAAGGATGGTACTGATAGCCTTATTGACGTCTTCAACAATCTTTGGTGTACCTCCATCCCAGGCGCCTGTAGTTGCATTTGTCAAAGTATACCCTGCGACTACAGCTTCCATGATATTATAGTTCTTCTTCTTGGCGAAACCTTCCGCTACACGCTTTACGCCAGTCTGATACTGCAATCTCTGATACTGTCTGATGACCGCCTCATCAGTAATCTTAAAGGAGCCTTCACCTTTCGCGAGAGACCAATTGAATGGTTGCCACTCAACTCTTCCCTCGTCGCCTTCAGCACCTTCAGCTACCGGGTAGTCAATCTCGACGTCTCCAGCTATCTCCGCCTTGATATCCAGTCCGTCATACCTTACTTCAGGTATGACTCTCGTCGCATCAGTTAGTATTGCAGCTGCACGATAGACGAATTCTCGAATAACGTTCGCTCTCACGGACCTCTCCGAGATCGTGGTCTGCAGCGCAACTTCCCTGATAATATCGTCAATTGAGTATGGCATTTCGTTCACTACTCCTGTCTACCGAAATTCGGACAGGTCAGTTGTACATCGAGCTTTCCAGTCTTCGTGCCAGCTGCAGGTGCAGCTACAGCCTCAAGGGCAACACCGACGACCATTTCCTTCTCGTCATGTATTGCCTGGAAGGTTGCTTGCGCGTAAGAACCTGGTACCGCAGTACCAACGTGTTTCTTAACGACACCAGCAGCACCTACGCCTTTCACGCTGACGTAGTCACCGATCGCAATGTCAGCATCAGTACTTGCTACAGCATACTGAACTTTTGCCTTTGCGCCTTTCTTGACGATAGCAACAGGCTTATCGGCTTCTGCAGTTCCGTTGACTTTGTTCTTCGTGTCAGCAAATCCGACGCCATACGCTGGACTTCCTGCGGTACATTTTGACACTGTTCCATCGTTGTTCAGCATCAAAACGTATCCTTCGTCATCCAACGCATCGCCACAGATTCGTGACTCTTTCTGTGCGGGTGTTTGCATTTCAGACATGATTACTTCCCTTCCTCAGGTATGTCGAATATCTGATTGAAGGTTTGGTCGCCGAACATTTCTTTGACAGCTGTTGATACAGCTCCCTCTGCTTTCGTCTTTCCGATCTGCAACTGTATCGGTTTCACCGTTCTCTTCAAATTGGCTAGGTATTTTTCTAAGAAGACTTGTTTCGCATCTGGACATTCGATTGACTCAAGGATCTTCTCGTCAAAATCCTTATCAATCTCTTTGACTTCACCGAGCGTCTTACTGAGAGCTTCCGCCTTCTCGGTAGCTCTCTCGTCAGACAATTTCTTAAGACTTGCTTGTACTTCGGCTAACTTCTTCGCCAGTGCAGTCTCATCTTCCTTAGCGGGTCCTGGATATGGGACTTTAACGACGCCTTTCAACGCAGAGATAACCTTACTGATGGTAGCCTCATCAAGGCCAGCAGCCTTCAGTGCGGCCTTGACCTTTTCCCAAAGGTCTTGTGAGGTTTTCTCATCCGTAGCTTGATCATCTTGCATAGCCTTCGGTGCAGCTACTTGGAAGGGTGTAGTCATTGATTTCGCAATCGCAGCAACTATTTTCTTAGCAACAGCTTCCTTGATACCAGATTTATTCAAGCCTTCTTCTAGCCAAGTGAAGAACGATCCGCGTGTAGGTTTAGCAAGATCCTGTTTCTCGGAAAACTCCAAGAAAGGTTTCTCTAAACCCAATTCCTCTTCTTCTTCCTCTAGCTCTTCTTCAAGTTCCTCGTCTTCGTCAGTCACGTTCAACACGCCTTTCATCTTTTTATTTTTTATCCGTGTCTCAAGGGAAACTTCCCGAATGTTAGTGACTCTACATGTTGGACATGCAGGGTCATCTATCAGGACGCCTCCCGTGAGCTTGCCAGACTTGGCATCCTCGACGCCAAGTTTCGGATTGTATTCGGCATATACTTGTGCCTCCATACTTAATCCGATCTTAGGATGTGATTTCAGGTACTCGATAGCAATCGGATCGAAGGTATAACCTCTCACCTTCAACGTGCCACCTTTCTTAAATCCTGTCCAGAATCCTATCGTCGTACCTTTTTCTATTCTCTTAAGCATACTTTTCGGAGAAATCTCATGAGCAAACCGTATTGGCGTACCGATAATTGACGGAGCGATTCTGTGAATGAAATTATCACTGTAATGAGTCGGTACACCATCAAGTCCAATGAAGGTTCCCGGACGTATTAGGTCACCTTCGATTATTAACGCATTACCTAGAGTCTTAAACAACGGTGAAGCTTGAAACCTCGTTGCAACTTCGTGATGCTTCTCCCAATTACCAATGCACATTGCCTGAATCTGTGCAGGCTCTCTCTTCTTCGTACTCTCGCGGTGAACAAAGCGAATGCACCGACTGACGTAAGTATTCCTATCCTCATCTTTTCTCGGTTTTGGCAGCGGCATCACGGAGCCTCCTTTTCCTTACTCGCCACCCAAAGATTCTGTCTGGGATCTCTCTTTGAGAACACCCATAATCCTTTCAGTTGTTTCATGTTGAGTTGAGCTTTCACGAAGAGATTTCCACTTTCCAAGAGTGTTACCATTCCACGGTCTATCGTCTGAATGTAAGCTGGCGTCGCCCTTGAGGGATTCAACTCTGTCCCTGGTTTGAGGTAGAGTGGTGTCGATCCTACTTTCATCCATTTATGATTCCTCTCTTCTCGGAATATACAGCTAGTTGAACTCTCCATGAGGGGATTTTCATGCAAAACGAAAGTAAGTAACGGGCTCGTTTCACTAACCTGTACCCGCAAGTACCAGAATTCTTTCGACGGTCCTCCTCTGATAACAACTTGTCCGCGTTCCCAGTAATATTGGAGGACTGCTGGCACTGTCCTAGTCGTTTTAATATCAGGCGGATCTTCAAGCAACCTATCTGCAATCTTTATCTCTCCCTTTCGAATGGCTGTTACCAGTTCATCTCGTGAAGCGAGTCGTTCACTTATATTTCTTCTGTTCCAGTATTTAAACTTTTCGGGTATGATGTTACGTATACGCGGCGGAAGGGCTGAAACACCAAACGGTGGAACCCACTTCTTTTTAACAGCCCGACGAGTTAAGACATATGGAGTTTGATCTTCAGGCTTCCACAAGAGATAGACAAACTTCGTTCGTGGTTCTTGCTCAATCCACGGATTCGGTAGGTAGTTAACAACCCATCGTCCGTCTATTAGTTTACCTTTGATAAAGAATTCCTTAAAGTAGGGTTTCTGTGCTCCAAACCAAACAGTTGGTCGGTCAACTATACTAAACACACCTTCTTCTTCTACTGTCGCACCGACCTCACCACGAGGCATAACAGCTTCAGTCGTCAACCACGCTCTTGGCTCGGGTTTTTTCAACGAAACTCGAATCTTCCTTCTACCAGGAATATCAGTTTGCGGGACGTTCAATAATTTAAAGTACTTCTTCCACTGTCTTTCAATTGCTTTCGCTTGTGCAACAGTTTCTACATCTTGTGTTAGAGTCCCTTTAATTTGATGGAACAGCGTCATACCTTCAAGTTCTTTTCCAAGCGTACTTCTCACGTGAATCCTAAAATCTAAATGACAAGACTTACCGCGATAATGATTCTGCATGACAGCTTTATGTGCCTCATCATCCATTGGAAAGGCTTGCAACCTCTTAGTCGTCAATATCTCTTTCTCTCGCGCAATCTTTACAGCTTCTTCCGCACTGTCTGGTTGTTTTTGCTCAGGTCGAACGTCAACAAATTTTGGCTCGTATACCGTCACGTATTGAACATCTGTCATCGAATTCCTATAGAAGTTTAACGTATGGAACGATAGCGAGATAATGTCACCTACAGAGACATCCTTTGCTACATTAAAAGTCTTCCCGATGTACATATAGTCCTTGCCTTTTGTAGATAAAATTCTACCTTTCGGTACTTTCCAATCAGCAGGAATGCGTAAGCCTATACGGAGATTAAAAATACCTTTCGTCTTTGTTTCGATTTTCTCTAAGACGATAGCGTGCAGCTCGCCCATTTTCTTCCATTTAACTTGATGACGCGTTAGTCCATCAAGTTCATACTTACTGTTAGCTGTCTTTAAGACTGCACCTTCAGATGCTATGAATCCCGCTAGCTTTATCAATGCTTTCTCAAGTTCTTCCGGACTATTAACGATAACACTCGGTGTTAGATTGAATCCAGGTGTCTTCGGTATCTCATTCGTACTTTGTTGAATATTCACCAGTTTAAGATATCGATATCTCAATTCGTATGGCTTGTCATGTAAGTCGCCTATCGTGCCTTTCAATTCATGATGCTCATATTTCGGATCATTAAAAAACATAACGTCGAAGACATTCGACACGATGGTACTGTCTTCTACCTGTCCCTTACCCATCATATAACCTGACGTAACTTCTCGTGGTTGATGCTTTCCTTTCACCCACATCTCAGTCTCACTGAGGACTGTAACTTCCTTCGGCCATGTTTCTCGAATGATCTTTACTAGAGTCGGAAAGCGTTT